TGATGAGCGCGTGGAACGCCTCACGGTTGCCCGGCAGCGGGCGCGGCTCCCATCGCGGGCGTTGCTTCGGTTCCTGACCCAGCTTCCTGCAATCGGCCCGGTACTTGGCCCACCGTGCGGCCTTCTCCGGGTCGAACAGCCAGCGGGTCAGGTCCCTCAGTTTCCCTCTTCGAGACCTTCCTTCAGTCGGGTCAGCTCATAGCAGCGGGCGATGACCGGCCGGATGAGCCGCGGGACGGACGCGAGCTTCTCCAGGTTCTTCTCGGAGAATGCTAGCTCCTGCCCGTTGTCGAGCATGATCCCGCGCCAGCCCTTGACCTTCTTGCAGGCCAGCCACTTCAGCGCGGCGATCTCGCGCTCATTCGAGAACTCGGCCTCCATCGGCTCGAACTCGATCGACGGCGTGCCCGGCTCATCGTCCGGCCGCTTGGTGCGGTAGCGGATCTTGTGGACGTCCTGCCCGCGCCGCTTCTGGAACTCCGCGTCCTCGTCCCCCGTCACCGGCAGCACCAGGAAGTAGGCGCCCTGCGGCTTTGCGGACTGCCCGTCCACCTCCTCCTGATTGAGCACCACGTACTCCTCGACCGGCTCCCCCGTGAACAATCCAGCGCACAGAATCAGGTCTCCCATTCGTCGATCTCTCCCTTCAAGAGTTGCTTGGCGTGCCTCCTGGCGCGCCGGTTGTAGGCCCGCTTGATCTCCCTCGTGACGCCGGGCCGCTGGAAGGAGCAGATGAACTCCCGCCACCGGCTGAAGCAGTCGTACTCATCCCCGTTGTTGCACGGGATCTCCGCCCGCGAGCGCCGCATGACCGCCCCCGGAAACGTCAAAGCAGGTTGCGGAACGTAACACCGTCTCGGCAACGTGTTGCCAGAACTGTACGCGGCCCCAGGATCGCGCTGGCCGCCCGGGGTGGCCCGGACATCGCCCGGCACCCCAAACGCAGCCACAGGGCCCGGGACGTGGCAAATCCGGCCATCCTAGCGAACCGCGATACCCGGGTTGCGCCCCCGGCAACGTCAGGAATCACGCCTTGCCGCCGCCTTCAGCAGCAAGGGCCGGTCTGCTTCCCGGCTGTCATCACCACTTCGGCCGCATCACCGGGCCATTGCCCGGCCCAGCAGAACCGCCAACGGGCAGCGGCTGGTGGGAGTAATCGCCTCCGGTGGCCGTGGTCGGGCCATTCCCCCGGAGCGGGCGGTATCCTCCACTCGGACCACAGAGCTGGCAGGTGTCGCCATGCGCGCAGGCCGGCGAGTCAACAGCGTGCGGCTGCGCTCCGTCACGCCTCGCCGCCGGCTGAGTTAGGTCGCGGCCGCGTAATCGGCCACGTCGCTGAGGAGGCTGATGACGATCGACGACGCGCTCGCCCCGTTGCCGTAGAACGGCGAGACGCGCAGAGCGTACATCCCGGGCCCGTCGTCGCCGATGGTGTACGCCTCGGTGTTGAGGAAGTACGCCTCCTCAAACTTGATCGACAGGTAGCGCGTGGTCCCGCCGGGCCGGTAGGAGATCAGCTCGAACGTGTGCTCGGCGTCGTTGTCCAGGCCGACCAGGGTGTCGCCCGAGTCGCGCCAACCGCGGATCGTGCAGTCCACCGCGTACTTGCGGTAGTTCTGCTCGGCCCCGTACAGGTTGGACGACAGCGGGTTGAGCACGTCCACCTGCCGGGTGATGGTGAGATCGACGCCGGTCAGGTAGCCCGCCTCCGTGCCGTCCACCTTCGCCAGTATGCCGGGCAGCACGTGCCGAAGGTCGGCGTACGTGGTCGGCGTGGTGTCCAGCGAGGTGCCTGTGTTGATGGTGGACTTGCCCGAACCGGTGAAGCCGATGTTCGCCCGGAACAGGTCGCTCGTCTTGGTGACCGACAGGCCGATCGACACCGGGGAGCAGCCGTTGTACTGGTCGTACTTGGTCAGCCCGATGTCGCCGATCTCGGCCGTGAACGACGGCGGGTCCGTGGCCCCCGTCACCTCGAAGGTGTGGGTGTACGGAGCCGACGCCCCGGACTTGGTGTAGTCGCCGAAGAAGTAGTACATCCAGAGGCCGATGGAATCGGCCGTGACCGGACACGTCGCCGTGAAGCCGGTGCCGGTCTTCAGCCCCTTGGAGTTCGCGGGCGGGTTCGGGTCCGGCGTCAGCTCGTCGGACGTGATGAGTTCCTGGAGCCCCGGAACGCCGACGCTGGAGATGGGCACAAGATTCCCGACCGAGCCGGGAGTGTTGTACGCCGACTCCTTGACCAGCATCAGCCGAGTGTTGGCTCCGCTGCGGTAGGTCGCCATGTTTTACTCCTTTTCTGCCGGGTCGGCGTCCGCCTCGGTTGAGCTCGGTGGTCTCACCTTGGCGATCTTGAACCCGCGCGCTTTCAGTGATCGGATCTGTGGCGGCTCCAACTCGATCTCCCGAGCCTCGCCGCGCACGAACAGCCCGAGGCCCACGAGCCGGACGTGATCCAGCCCGTGACTCTCCGGCAGCACAACTCGATAGACAGCCATCATCACCCCCTAGATGAGCTGAGCGGTCTGGTACTCGACGAACGCGATCACCAGCCCGTCCTCAACGCCCGTGATCCCGCCCTCCTGGTAGGTCAGCGGTTGGGCGCAGCCGGTCGGCACCTGGCCCTCGAGCGCGGTGTGGATCGCGTCGAAAATCTCGTACACGCCGCGCTGATCGGTCACGCCGGACCCGAGATCCCAACGGAAGCGGGCCGCCGCGAACATCACCTGCACCGCGAACTGCGTGAACACCTTGTCACCGAGCGACTGCTCGATGCCGGCCCGCGAATCGCGGTCGATGAACACCGCGGCAATCGGCACGTTGTTGGACAGCAACTCGAACTCCGTCGGCGACCCGACCGCGAACACGTCCGTGAGGTACGTGATCTGACTCTTGAGCCGGGCCGCAACCCAGTCCGTGATGTCTCCGCGCACGCTCATCTCTTGCCCTCGACAATCCAGCGCGACACGATGTCGCGGATCTCGGTCTGGTCATCAGGATGCAGCCCCAGGAATCTGCGCTCCGGCACCCCGCGCCCGTATTGGTGGTACTTCCCGTAGGGGACGCCGGTCCCGATCGCAACCGACCGCTTGCCCGTGATCAGGTGGTGGATGGACCGCTTGAGGTCGCCGTGAAAGACGAGGATCTTTGTCCCGACAACGCCGCGCAATCCGCGCCTGCGCCGGTCAGCCTTCCTGCGGTTGTAGCTTTCCTTCCACGCCTTGTACTTCGGCGACAGCGGCTTCCATGCGGCGTACGTCTCGGGGTCGCTCTCCGCGTCGAACGCCTGCTTCGACACCTCGACGCCGTAGAGCCCGATCCGCTTGAGGGCCGGCGTCATGTCGGCGCAACGGCTGATCCAGCTTCCGATCTCGCGGACGATCTGATCCGCGCCGGTCACCCGGATCTGCGCGCCGGGGCGGCTCACCAGCCGCTCCAAGTGTCCCGCGTGTGGATGCGCTCATATGCCTCCATCACCGGGGCGCGGTCCTCTGCGGTCGTGGATGACGTGGCGTCGATCGTGATCGATCCGTCGGCGATTGCCTGCAGCGTCGCGCGCGTCTGCTCCGTGGCGAGCCGGATGTCCTCCGGGACGCGCTGCCGCCGCAGGTGCAGCCGGTACACCGTCAACTGCGTGGCGATCTCGGCCACGAGCGCCGGGACAGTCACCAGCGGCAGGGCGTACAGCCCGCCGATGTACCCGTCGATCTCGGCCTCCGCGCCGACGATCGCCTCCTCCACGACGGCGACGTCGGCCGCGCCGGTGTTCGCGTCGTCGGTGAGCTGCCTCAGCACCGTGTGCGATAGGTATTCGTCGAGATCGTTGAAGGTGACGTAGTTTCCCATCGTCTACTCCAGCAGGGCCTTCGCTTCGTCTGGCAGGTCGGCCTTGCGGTACTTCCTGCCCCGCCACTCCCACCATCCGGCCACGCCCTTCACCGGGCGATCAGGCTGATAATCCGCAGTCGTGTTCGCCTCTCCGAACGGCATCACGCCCGTGGTCGTGATCCGCTGCACCGTGTCGTGCCGGCGCAGCAGGGCGGCGGCCACGTCGTCCGGCAACTCGAACGTGTCACCGGCCTTGACGGCGCGACCGTTCACGATGAAGGACCGCGTGTAATCTCTCAGGAGCATTCATCCTCCCGGGATGGGAACGATCGTTCCCAAAGAAGGAAGGGGAGGGCCGAAGCCCTCCCCTCCCAAAGAGTCAGGCTCACGACTAGGTGAGCACGTCGTTGATGATGACGGCCGCGGCGGCGACGAGCTGGATGTCGTCGAACGCCATGACCTGGTACTCGGTGAGCTGTCGGGACGGGTCCGCGTTGCGCCACGAGCGCGCGACGAAGTTCTCGCCGACCGAAGCCGCCGAAGCGAACCGCATGACCGAGGTCATCGCGGTCGGGTCGGTCGCGGCGCTCGGGTCGACGTACAGGAGCACCGCCTTGTCGGTGGACCACACGCGAGCGACGCTCGCGGCGGCCGCCGGGTTGGCGGTGTCCTGGATCGCGCCCGGGACCACGACGTTGAGGCCGAACAGGACGGGCGGCAGGCCACCGGCCTGGATCAGGTTCGGCTCGGTGTACTTCCGCAGGTCGCGGACGGTCGAGTCCCGCTTCACCGCGTTGGCGACCGCAGGCGGGAGGAGGATGTGCGTGGGCTCGAAGCCGCACGCCTTGATGAACCTCTCCCGCCCGATGTCGATGTCCCCCTCGATCGCGATGGTGCCCGTGCTGGCGTCCCACTTGACCGACGGCGTGTCGTAGCCGATGGTCGCGGTGTCGGTCAGCAGACCCATCAGCTCGTACTCGATCTCGAGGCGGAGCGAGTTGGTGAGCCGGCGGATGACCGCTTCCTCCATCCGCACGCCGGAAGCCGCGTTGTTGATGACCTCGTCGGGGAGGCCATCGACGAGCGACCGCTCGTGGACGTTGCCGGTGACCCACGTCCCGGCCGGGTTGATGGAGCGGGTCGACGGGGCGGCCGGGGCGCGCCGGGAGTCGAACTGCGTCCCCTGGATGAAGTCGCGGAGGTTCCAGATCATGTACTGGAACTCGTCCTTCGCCACCTCGCGGGTCGGCATGACGAAGTCCTGCGCGAAGCCGCCTCCGGTGCCGTACTGGAGGGCGATGCCCGTCAGCACGGGATCGGGATTGACCTGTGCGATGGTCAGTGCCATGTTGCGTTCTCCTTTCAGGCGATGAAAAAGCCGCCATCAGGCGGCGTGGTTCGGTCAGTTGTCAGGCGGCTTCGACTACTTCACCTCGAGGTAGTCGATCAGGATCGACGCGGCGAAGGACGACAGGTCGGCGCTGGCGGTCCAGACGATCGACTTCCCGCCGGACGCGATGTCGGGCGAGTAGATCGCCATGCCGCGGTCGTCCGCTGCGGAGCCGACGGTGATCGACCAGAGCAGGTCGCCCTGGACGCCGTCGACGACGCCGGTCGTGCCGTGGAGAGTCGGCGCGCCCTTGACGAGCCCGGTCGACGCGATCGACGCCGCGTCCAGCCAGCCGTCCGGGTCGCCCGAGTCCGCGGTTGCGGTCCCGACGTCGATGGTCGCCGACTCGGAGTTGGTCACGTTGAGCCAGACGTTGAAGACGACCGCCTTGGCCGGCAGATCGTAGCCGGTGTCCTGCTCGGCCGCCGACTCGTCACCGGCGCCGGAGGCGATCGGGATGACGAGCAGCTTGTGCCCGGCCCCGATGTCGCTGATCGCGCCGCCGGACGGCAGCTCCATCAGGCGCACCGAGATCAGATCGTTGGCGGTCGAGGCCGCGGTCTCGGCCACGCCGTGAATGAAGTCGGCCGCCGCCACGCCGCCGGCCTTGATCGCCCGGCCGGAGGTGTCGTTGGTCACGAAGTCGCCGACCGCCACCGCGCCGCCGGCCTGCACGTAGACGATCCCGCCGTAGTAGACCTGGACCGCCTCGTCACCGAGCGCCCACGCCGAGTCCACCACGCCGAGCACCTGCTCGCCCTGGGTGTCGGCCATGTCCACATTGGCGCTGTCCGAGGCGTTTGGCTTGACGAACCGATAGGCCGTGAGCGCCTCCGCCGCCTTCCGGGTGAAGGACACTCGGTCCATCGCGAAGAGCTTCTGTGCCATGTTTCACGTTCTCCTTTCGCTGACGTCAGTTGTCAGTTCTTCTTGTCGGCCATGACGCGCTCGAGCGCGTCGGTGAAGGGGATGTGCTCGGCCATCGCCAGCTCGCGGGCCTTGGCGGCCAGCGCCTTGCGCGGCTCGGCTTCCCCGCCGATGGTGTCCGGCTCGTTGGTCGCGTTCACGAGCTGCCCGAGGGGCGGCCCCTGCGGCGACGTCTTCAGGGCCGGAGCGAGTGCCTCGAACGCGTCGTAGTGATCGAGCGCCCACTGCCGCGCCGCTGGGGCGAGATGCCCCTTGCCGATGGCGCGATCCACAGTGAACGCGCGGACCTGCTGCCGGAGCGCCTCGGCCGCCTCCTCCGCCTGCGCGGCCTTGGCCTCGGCGTCGGCGACCTTGGCCTGAGCCTCGGCCACAACCATCGCCCCAGCTTCGGCCGACGCGACCTTGAGGGCTTCGAGTTCGAGGGCCTTCGCGTCGCGATCCTGCGTGAGCGCGTTGATCTGCTCGCGCAGGGAGGCCAGCGCGGCCACCGCCTGATCCGCGAAGTCCTCAGCCTCAGCGTTGAGCCCGAGGGCCTCAGCCAGCTTCATAACGAGACCCATGTCGGGATCTCCTTTCTCCGGGGAATCCCCGGGCGTTTCTGGCGAGATCGGCTCGCCGGCCGCCGGATCTCCGGCCGTCCGCTCGTCGATCACCGCCTCCTCACCATGGACGGCCGCGGCCACCGCATCGGGAGCGGCCACCGAGTCCGCATCCTTCAACGTGGCCCCGTGCCCGCCCGGGATGAGCAGGCTGGCGGCGAGAGCATCCATGCCCTCGATCGCCGGGACGTTGGTGATCGCCACGTTCCACAGGTACTCCGCCTCACCGGAGAAGCTGAAGAAGATGACGGGACTGATGTACCGGTACTCCCGGGCCGCGATCATCAGCGCGGCCTCTTCGTTCCACCGAACGAACAGGTAGACCCCCTGCTCGTCACGGTCGTCGCTGCCGCGCAACTCCACCCGGCCGAGCGCGAGCTCCGCAGCGAGGTACGCCTTGAGCGGCTCGAACCACTCAACCGGCACGACCGCCGCGAGCTTCTCACCCCACCCCGCCGCCTTCTGATTTGTCCCGTCGAACATGCCGTGGTCATAATCGACGGCCATGTCGACGGTCGAGTTGCCGAAGTTGTAGAGCAGCGAGGCGACCGAGTGCCGTGAGACCTCGAAGCCCTCCCGTGAGTCCCGCAGCATCACCGCCCCGATGGGCAGCACCTGGACCCACTGCGCGGTGAGCTGCTCCTTGTCCACCGCTTCGAGCGGCATGTAGCAGGCCACCGCGAAGGGCGAGCCCGCTGGCGGGGCCGCCGGGATGGGTTGCGCTGTGCGCCTGAAGATGTTCATTCATGCCTCCTGATCTTCCGGTATCCCTTCGGCCACCTGGCCCAGTTGCCACCGGCCGGTGCCTCGTTCTCATCCGCGCAGCACCCGAGCCACGGCTTGCGGCCGCGGACGCTTCGCTGGTAGCTCGTGAGC